CCAGGTGGCAAATCAATGCCTTGTGTAATTATAAAGTTGGTAATAGTCTCATCGTTGAAACCTAACCCTTTAAGGTTAACTGCTTGCTCGATAATTACCTTGTGAGAAGGAACATCACCATTATTAAATCTGATTTCATACTCATCCCATCCTAATAAAGGGAAAATGTCTTCAGTTAAGGATTCTGCAACAACTGATTGCCATGAAGCAACATTATTCCAATACCCAACTCTTACTTCCCACTCTGCAGTTGACTTTCCGTCACCACCATCTCCACTTAAGGAAGGTGGAACTCGTAAGAATTTACGAATATTGTTTTCATATTAGTTTGTTAATGCAGAGAACATTTGTAATTCAGCAGGGTCTCTTATCAATGAACTTGCTATTTTCCCTAGAATTACTATGTCTTTGTCAGTATAAACTGCACCTTCTTTCAAAGTTGCAATGAAGTTCTTAACATTCTCAGATGAGTCTGTTTCTTCAATGTTCCACAGTTTTCTATAACTGTTTTTTGTGAATAAATTAACTATAAAATTGTCTAACTTAGCTTTTGCATCAACAACTTGCATAATAGCTCTTGTGTCTACGTGGCCATAAGGATTTGTAGTAATACGGGATGGAGTAAGGTGCACACATTCCGTTGGAGTAAAGAACACAGTTTGTTTCTTAACAAAAGGTCCTGACTGGTGCACTTGAGTATATCCTAATACTTCACCGTGCATATCTACATTAATGTTCATCTCAGTAGTTTCCAACATATGAAGTTCTTCAACTACATCCCGTTTAGCTACAGCTTCAATATAAGCATTTCTGAAAATAATTAAGTTAAGGAAGAGTTGTCTTAGTAATTTACTACCTCTAAACTTCCTCTTAAACTCCAGTTCTTTATCTAAATCTCTGTCAGAGATGTTCTTTCTTTTAACAATTCTCCAACCAGGTTTTAATAATCCATCAAGTAGTGCGTTAACTTCAGTGTTGAAAGTTGGTTCATCCATCAACTTAAGTAATTGATTAAAGTCAGTTGTTGGTTGTAATAGTTTGGATTCTTTACTATTACCTCCTGCGTTCTCTACAAAGTAATCTTTAATAAGACCACGACTTGCCTTTGCAACAATTTCCCCAGAAGATATTTTACGCACCATGTTTGTATATAGTCTTTAATAAGTGGTTACACTTGCTTTATAAAGGTTCCTCTTTACCTGAACTAGTTACTGTGAATTCAGGCGGTTTCCCTATCCCGCTCCTGTGTAATCCTGCTTTTCCTGTCTGTTTACCATAATGGTTCCATCTTGTTTTGAACTCACATAAGTTATCTAGGTGGTCTAACACCCATCTTGTGTGATTCATAACTAAATTATGTGATTGTCTCCAATAATTATCTTGTTCTTCGTGAGATAACTCGTCAAAGAAGTAAGTTGCATTGTCGAAAGTGTTAACATCAACTTGAGGATTAGCCTCTTGAAACATCATCATATCATGATAAGTCTTAATCTCGGGGTGGAAATACCATCCGTACCTTCTACCTTTAACATAAATTCTTCTAAGTATCATTTTTGACCCCATATAAATAGAGATAATATAATATATGCTTTTAAATAATGTAGTGGTGATTTAATCATTCTTCACCCTCTTCTTCTTCCAAATCTAACTTAGAGTTTTTACTAACTGCATCATAAGAAGTTTTATTCATACAAAAAACACCCCTCTTTCCATTTGTTCTCCAAGATAATGTGAAGCCGCCATAACGAAGGAATCTACTATGTCATCTCTTCCGCTTCTTGGTTTGTGAATTTGTAATTTACCCATCTTAGTCTCCTCTTGCTGCATCTCAATGAATTGTTTCTCTGTTGCCTCATCATGCATAGCTTTAATCTCTCCCTTGTTAAGTTTGCTTCTAAACGCAACAAAGTTTGAAACTTTCTCTGTGTGGAAATCGAAAGGTTTTACGTTCCAACCCATATCTCTCATCTGTTGATTGATAGCTTCTCCTTGAGGGCAGTAGTCTCCAATAATTTTTACAATTTTGAACCTATCCATCAAACCTTTTATAAAGGGAATTGTTCCGTTTATATCCCAACCACCTGGAAATTCTTTGTAATAAACTCGATATATTACACCTTCAATCTTAGTGCACAGGCTTATAACAGTTCTGGCCTGAGTCATACCATAATCAATAGCTAATACATATTCATACTTGTCAACAACAAGGTCGGTTAAGTCAACAAACATATCCTTAACTTTCTTACTATCAAAGAAGGAAACATCTGCACACTCGAATGAACATTCATACTCTTGCAAGAACTTGTTCTCATCCATGTGTCCTTTCAGTAGTGAAACGTTCTCTTCATACATCTTATCTCCTCTGTTAACTGAATGAGGGTAGCTTGCTCTTTGGAAGTCGTGCTCACTCATCTTGTCTTCTGGGTCAATTAAGTCATAGAAGAAGTTACCATAACCATTTGGAGTAGAAGAACAAATAATCTTCCCTCCAGTATGTGAAATTGTTGGCAACAAGTCAGCATAGAAATAGTTTCTAACATCTGGGTTATTTAAGAAAGCGAACTCATCCACGAATACAATATCGTTGGAAGTACCTCTTACTTTTCCAGTTGGTGGAAATGACCTAATAATAGCTCCGTTCTTTAATTTAAGCATATCTACATTACTCTGAGCAATCTCTTTTGAGAATGCACAAGTAGTGTGGTCCTTTCTACCCTTTAAAAAGGCAGACATCTGTTTGTCACCTAGATACATAAAATCTTTAATTTGTTGTAGAAGTTTCTTTGCTGCATCATCATCTTTAGAAATAACTGTAATCTCTGTGTTCTTGTTAGCACCAGTCTTAGATTTGGAGAACCATGCGTACCACAGACAGTAAATAGCAATTGAAGTAGAGAATCCAATCTGTCTTCCCTTTACAACAGCAATCTTCTGTGAATTAGAAATTAAATCCATTAAATGTACTTGGTAGTCTCTTAGGTTGAAACCAATCATAAACTTAGCAAACTTAACTGGGTCCTCTCTCATATCAGACAATTTAAACTTATTGTCTTTAAGGTTCATACGTTCATAGTACTCATCCATAAACTTCTCATCTAACTTAATTGGTTCTAACATTTTTTTAATTCTCTCCTAATCTGATACTCAATCCATAAAAAATAAATCGCAGCAACAAGAACTCCTATAAATCCAATGATTCCTTCTTCTAACATTTAATTGCCTCTTTAATAGAATATATTAAAAAATACAAGCAAGCATCTAATCTGTAAAAAATCATTTGGTTTTAAGATGGTCTATCATCTTCTCCGTTATTAATCCGCCGTAGTGGCCAATCTCAACATTAGAGTCTAAGTAAATCTTATATCCTATTTTCTTTGCTTTATCACACCAGTCAAGGTCTTCACCGATACAACCACCAGTTTCCTTGTCACCAACGCTTCTAAACTCGAAAGAGAAGTTCCCATACTCTTCCTGCATGTCTTGCATAACCTTTGGAGTCATTAGCACAAAGCCAAACCCAACTCCATCAACTTCCTTAATGCCTTTAGTGTCAGGACCAACTGCAACATACTTGTCTTCATTAACCATGAAAGCACACACTCTTGGACATTCTAAGTCTCTTGTAATGTATCTTCCACTAAGAATATCAATTTCATCATATAAATGATAGTGGCTGATTAATTCTAACACATCTTTAAATGTAAACCTTTGGTCTGAGTCTAACCATAACACAATATCAAACTTGTCTGGGTCTTCAGCTAGTTCCTTAACAACCTGCTTCTGAAGGAAGTTTCTAGCTACAACCACATTAGTCTGGTCAATGAACCTAAACTGAGGCTCGAACCCGAATTGGTATAGTAGTGATGTTAACACAAAGAAATCATGTGCACACACGCTTGGAATATTCTTGTAAGTTGGCATAAGAATACAAATCTTCTTATACTTCTCTAAAACTTCTTCTTGTAATTTTAATGCTTCTTCTTTATTCATTTTATAAACTCCTTCAACTTATTTATAGATAAGTCTAAATCTAATTCTTCACAATAATCTGTACTTCTTCCGCAAGACCAAACACACCAATCTTTAGATTCTAAATATTCAATAAGTTCTTCTTTATTCATTTTCCCCTCTTACTCCTAACAACTGCTGTAACATCATTTAACTTTTCTCCTTTGTAAAAAACCTCGTAGTGTTTTGAATCAGCATTCTCCCAAGCAGAAATTATATATTCATTATTACTCAACTCATAATTCTTCCTTAATTTAATCATTTTAATAAACCTTCCTCTTTCAATTTAATCTTAGTCTCTTCATACATCCCATCTAAATTCTCTTCAAGGTTTGTCAAGTTGATGTCTGGCACCGACCTAATCCCGTACTCCTTTCCAAATATAGATATAGTTACGAACACACAATCATCATATTCACTCATTATCTTCCCCATACTTAGTAAATATGATGTCCGTTCTGAATCCTGTCTGAATCTTGTCTGAGTTTAATATGAGTTTTTTATTCTTCATTCTATAGATTCCGTCTTCCGAATATCTTTTGGCCTTTATAAACCCATCTTCATAACATAAAGGTAGTCTTTCGAAAGGTAACTCTAAACTAAAGAACTCAACAACCCATCTTGTGTGAAGCTCATAAACTATAGGTTTTCTAAATAACACATCAGTCCCACAACTAACATTAGCCCAGACTTGACCATACTGAACGTAGTCATCATAAATTAATTTATTGAAGTCTATATTACTCTGACAAGTTTCTTCTGCAAAACCCTCTTTAATCTCTCTCAGTAACATATCTTGTATCTCTGATGCAGCATACTCTGCAGTCTCCTTATCCACATAACTCACCATGTGTTTAAATTGTAAATGTCTACTCATTATCTATACCCTCAGTGACATCAGTCACGACCTCAAACTCTAACTCATCACTCTCAGAGAAACTCCTTGTGTAAGCCTCAAACTTATCTTTGTTAGTAACTTGAGTTAATCTGTTAATCTCTTTACTAATGTCCAGTAGTAACTTACTTGCAGACAATACGTCCTTACCTAGAATCTCTCCATCCTTAGATAGTTGTCTTGCCTGGATTAGAGTCTTTAAATCTACATACTCATCCATTAACATAATAACAGGAGTTTGCATCTTCTTCCATAATTCTTGCCTCTCCAGTGATAACACCTCAGTCTCTTGTGGTGTTAATCCCTGCTTCTCAATTACGTTCTGAACAAACTTAGAATATTTTCCACTCTTTAATGGTGCCACAGTTCTTTGATGTAATGTAGCCGCATTCTTTGGGTACGGCTTCAAATTTTTACTCCCTTTTGGTCTTGGCATTATTCCTCAACCTCTAATTTTGCCTTTCTAACAGTGAATGGTCTTCCTTCCCAATTATCATTTAACTCAGCACAAATCTCTTTTGCTTGTCTACACCTGTAATAAATCTCTCCAAATCCACATATTCCTTCATAAATCAGTTTCTCTTCATTAAAATAAGGACACACAATTCTTGTTCTCTTTTTTTCAGTTATGCAGACAACCCATCCTTTCAAACTTTTAATTTTATTCATTCTAACCTTTCCCCTAACAGTATTAAACAATATCCGTCTTGATGCCAAGTGTCTAACACACCCCACTTAGATTCATCCATCTCCATCTCAGAACCCAGATTAACCTTAACAAATTTAAATTTCATACCATTATCATTAACACACTCATTTATATATATTG